GCCGAACTGCGTGGCTGCCTTGAGCGCGGCGCCTGAAAGGTAGCGGCCAGCTGCGGAAGCCTTGCGATCCAAGCCCATCTGGCCTTGCTCAAGTCCGAATTGATATCCGGGAGTGGAGGCCAAATCCTCACCAGTAAACGGCTTCAGCAATGACCCATAGTTGTCTGCGTTTGCATCGCCTGCGATCCCCAGATACTGCATCAGCTGGTCTCGAGCGGTGTTGCCGTAATTGATTTGTGGCTCAAGTGACTTTAAAATCTGGTCACGTGCGCGGCCCAGGTCATTATTCGCGTCTTCGGCAGCGCGAACTTGGCGTCTTGCCGCCTTCTTTGAAGCGCCTGTAACAGCGCCAAAAAGATCACCCATGATACATTCTCCTATAAACCGGCAGTGTTAAACCTTGAAAATCTTCCTCCCCAACGAGGATAAAACCAACCAATCGGATGAATTTTTGCCTCTTCTTCGTACCCTCTGGCACCGAGGTGGTGTAAAGATCGCGCTTTAACTTTAGGTCTTGGATCATGTCAAGCGCTAGAATAAACTGAGTTTTTGTCCTTTTATTCCACTTATGGACGTCTGCATGTGCCCATATCTTATCACGGAATAGCTCCACTGATATAGTGAAATCTGGGGTAACTGCCAAAGGTATCTTAGACGGGTGTTCCACTGCCATTTACCCAAACGACAGAAGGTTTGACCTGCTTGACATAGACGGGGTAGCCTAAAGTAGTATCAAAGAACCTGCGGCCGATCCACAAAGATTTGGTGGGACGATTAGCAGTCGAGCCTGACTGCGCCTCCGAAGCCACCACAGTTTGCCAGCGTTGAAAAACCTGGAGCCATGCAAGCGTGGGGACCTTGTCACCAACAATAGGTGTATTAGAAGGATAGTCAAAATTCTGTTGATTAGCTGCCACCGCGACCCCACGCTGCCACAAAAACTGTCTTCACCGGGTCCGTCACCCGGAACTTAAATACCCAATCACGTGACCGGCCAAGCCTGCGCCAAACTGCTCGCCGGCGATATTCGCCGATCTTGCCGAAGGGCACCCAGATTTCATTTCCCCAGGTATGCCCGCCGTCTTTTGAGACTTGGAGCATAATTATGGGATCGCTACCTTGCCCAGTAGTCTTACCGACGCCGGCTTCCATCTCCACCCAGACCTCATCAAAAACCGTCCAGTTGCCATTCAGCGTCTGGTGGCGGGAAATAAATTCTCGAATAACCTGTGAGCCATTGTCTGTTAACGAGGTAGGGTTGATCCGGTAGATTGAGCCATCCTCGTAATCTGTCACAAAAGAGTAGTCCTGGTGGTTATACTGAATCTCAGCACGGTGACGGCCAGTTCCTGACTTAGAGCGGTGCCATTCTTTGGTCATGCCATCGAATGTCCAGGACTCCCCCACAGTGGGGAAATTGATCTGATACATTGGATGGCCAGATACCATGTAGCTGAACCCCGTTGCGTCTGAGGTGGCCATGTATTGCTGAAAAATATAGTCGAGATTGGGCGTTGAGACCGGTACAGCTACCCCATTATCAGAAACACAGACCTGCACAGCGCCGAGACGATTCTTCCGCAGAAAAATGATCGCATCCATGAATTTAGAAAGTGACCAACGTGCTGCAAGTCCCCACTCAATCGCAGCAGCTCCAATTCTGGCAAATGGGAAATCTTGCGCACCCGAGTCTCCCCAATACTCCGTCGTTTTGTCGCCATAAAGTATCAACTGCCCATTATTAGCTTGCACTCGAACCAGGTTATCCGGATTCGACTCAGCAGTGGCAAAGTCAAGAGCGTTCCATGTTAACCCGTCGTAGGGGGCCGAGATGTAGAATCGGCCTGAATCTGGCTCTGAGATGATAAAGTACCCGTTCATGAACGTGACAGTCGAAGCACCGGGAAAATCAACATCAGTGATCTTCGAAAAGGTCAGCGTTGTAAGGTCCCAGATATATCCGTTGGGGCCGTCGACAATCATGATCTGGAGTCCATTGTCAGCAATATCCACCCGCCCACTCGAGGTGTCTAAGGTGCCGATGTTTGTATAGCTGTTGTCATTAGCGATCTTGTAGAAGTTGTTCCGGTGCACTGCATAGCGGAACACACCCACAGCATAAATGCCACGAATGGGGGACGAACCAAAGGTTAGCATCAGGTCCAACCCAGGTGTGGGATACATCGCGATGACGGACTTCTCAGGGTCATTGGGGGTCAACTCAACGTATAAATTGGTCCGTTCTTGGGCCGTAACGTTCTTTGACTTCCCAAATGTCCCAACGCCCATTAAGGGCATCGGTGCGAGATTAGTTGTCCCCATCAGTAGAGCGAATCACTGTTGATGTTGTAACGGTTAGTCCGGCGGTTCATGTACGTTGCTTCGACCGTCAAGGCTGTTGACTTGAAGTTGTAGCGGCGAAGTCGACGTACTGAAGATGCGGCGCCAGCTACGACGGTAGCAGGTACCTCTATCCCGAATGGCCCAGAAAGAAGCACTGCCAGGTTGTACATAATGGCCTGGGAGTAACCTTTCGGGAAGGCCAGTGGGTCGGTCAAGCTGGTGAACGAAGAGAGTCCCTGCCAAAATCTGAGATAAACCTCATTGCCATTTGGCACTGGATAGAACCAGAGCGTGCCAAGTGGAAAGGTCTGCTCGTACCAGACATAGGACGGGTACATGACCACAATCTGCTTGTTCAAGATCGAGTCGTATTGAGTCGCGTCGGTCAGGATCGACATGGGGTAGTCGAACCCATTGGCCCTGGTAAAGGCCGAGTAAATCTTAAGCGGCCGCTCGGGCAAGTTGAAGTCGCCTCCGGGACCGACAGTATATTTTCCCTGCTGCGCCACAAAAGGAAAATGTACCTGGGTTTCGACGTAGATGTACAGGTGGTCTAGTGACCAGGACTCAAGCAGCATGTTGAGTTGATCAAGCCCAACCTGGGCATCCTCATCACTCAGAACGTCACCCGTGCCCAATACACGATCGAGCCGAAGTGCCCCCTTGATCAGGTCTAGAGCCGTGGTGACAGACATTATTCAGTTTCCTTTTTCCGGGCTAATTTTTTAATAATGGTTCTTTTATTCTGTGCCGCTCGTCTTTCGCCCCTAATGCGCCGCTTTTCATCGGCGTCCATAGTTTTTCTTTTAATTCTCGGGATGCTTTTTACCGCGTCTTCCGCGGCTTGCACTTCCGGATTGATAATCATTTCCCGGCCCTTGTCTTCTTCAGCGTAGTCACTTTCCTCTTCTGATCCCTCACCAGGTTGAGCAACCCACCCTAATTCAGGTTCTTCAACATTCTTTAAATGAGGCGCATCAGCTTCCGTAGCCACCTTGTGAGTAGTCGGTATCTCGTCGATCTTATAAAAATGTGGGGCTGATGGGACAACAAAATTAGCCGGCAAAGTTTCTTGCCAACCATTCGCCTCAAGACTTTTGTGGTCATCCTCACAGTGAATAAGGGCCATTAAGCCATCGGGATGAAACCTGTAAGACGGAAAACTTCTCATGCTGGCAGCTCCTTTGCCCCAATCCACTGGGCGGTAAGCAATTCAGGTGAGCAGAACATGATATCTGATTCCCGAATCACGTTGTATTTATCTTCGAACACCGGGGCGAAGCAAGAATCGGCATGGTACGCGTACTCGCCAACCTTCGCGTCGGTGACTTTTGGGCCTACGGCAACGATCTTACCTACGATCGACAACTTGCCGTTTCCCCACTCAGTCATCCGGGCGGGGACCACCAGCAAAGCTGACGGGGCTTCGAGCACGGGCTCGAGCACAATCTTATTGCCGGTGGTGGTAATCATGAAAAGTTGCCTTGGCTAGAGTCTTTCTGTGCAATCACAACTTCGTACGTTTGCGCCGCGGTAGGTGTGATGCCCCCTCCCGTGTTGTTTGAGAACGTAATTGCGACTTGGTTGTTGGCAGAAACACGAGCTCCAACAATACCCAGGCCAGCTTGCGCCGTGGGCTTGACGACATTGACGACGATATCCCGACCAAGAACTACTCCAGGGCAGGTAAAAGTTTGCTCAGCGGTGGTATTGGCATTTACCTGGGCTGGAGAGAGAACTAACGAAACTGAAACCAGTTTCGAAAGATTCCCGTATGGAAGCATTGTAGCCATGTTTTATCCTCTTAAAAAGAAGGCCATGAACCGGGCAGATTCATGGCCTAAACCGCAACGGCCCCTAGGCCGAATTAACCCGTAACTCGGATGGCGAGCTCCGGATAGATTGTCTTCCACCCATACAGCACGTCGAGACGGCAGGGAAGATCATCCGTTCCGATGCGGTACTGGCGAACTACCCGCATGCTGATCCCCTTATAGTTGTTCCGCTCGGCCATGTCCACGCCGTCGGGCATGATCAGGTCGGCAGTTACCAGGGTAAACGCATCACGGTGATGGGCCATGTTCTGCGGGAAGGTGGTTACACCAGATAGATCGCCGGACACGAAACTCAGCGGGGTGTTGTCCGGAATATCGCCAGACGCGCTGGCAACATTTTGGAATTGACCACTGAAGATCGGGTAAGGCACGATGTTGATGGTTGCATTGCCGGAAACGTCGCTCGCGGCATTCGCCACAGCCGAGAACGTTTGCAGCACGCCGGTCGATACCCGGTTTTGTGGGTTGACCATGTATACACCGGCGAGGGTAAACACGTCACCTGCATTGACCCGGTTCGCAACTGCCGCGGTCCAACCCTTGGTTGCTAAGGGGAAGGAGCGGGTGGCATCTGCGCCAGGGGTACCCAGAGCACCGGAGGGTGTCGTGCCGCCTTGCGCACCGCTGACCAGCGGTGAACCACCGCGCGCACCAGGCAGATGCCGGCGAACGTTTTGGTCCATCGCAAAGCTGTTATAACCCAAGCCAACACCCATGTTGCCAGAAGCGTATTGGGAAGCGATCGAGTCGGTTTTGTTGAACAGGCCCTTGAGACCGTCGACCAAGCCGGCTTGGCTGAACGGATCAAAGATCACATGACGGCGGCCGTCACGAGGAGTGGCGGTTACATCCAGGATCGCGCCGGCGTTCAACCAGGCCAGAGCGGTCGTAGGCAGTGTGCCGGGTGTGCCGGTGAAATTTCCGACGTTGATGTATTCACCCAGCCCCTTGAAGTCGATACTGTTGGCCATCGAGGCGGAGTTGGGTTTGATGATGCGTTCGCTGAAATCGTCGATCGAGAGGGTCAGCTCTTGGGACGTGAACGACATAGAAACTTGAGCCTGGGTCGTCAGGGTGACGGGCACGTAGGTTTCCACGTAGTCTTGCACGACCAGGTTGACCGACTCATTCACGATAGAGCGAACCGGCCGACGGAGATTAACCGTGGCACCGATCTTCGCGCCAACGCGGGCGAATTTGTCATCGTACTCGCGCACGACATTTCGGGCGAAGCAAAGTTCGTTTTCCAGAACCCGCTGAGATTCTTGCAGAATCATCAGCATTGTAAGTGCATTGTTTGACATTATCTAAGTCCTTTATATTTCATCTCCTGTTCATTGCGCAATCGGACGAAGTCTTCCATGGCAATGTCCTTCCGGTAGATGTCGTTATGCTTCACTTGCGGGCGACCAGCCCTTACAGGGTCCATGGTCTCCAGCGGCTTTTTGGTTCCCTTGGCAAGCTTGTCTTCCAGCTTTCCAAGTGCCCGGTTGAGAGCGCGGGGATTGAGGTCTTTAAGAGCCTCCAGCTCATCCGCATTCTTAGGTTGGGCCAGGTAGTAAGCAAGATCATGCCCAACATCTGACTCGATGATGCCACGCAACAGCTCTGAACCTGCCGGGATCAATCCGTCTTCGATGGCGGTATTCACCACATCATCAAAGTCGGGGTAGGCCTTACGGCCATCTTCCAGACGCTTATCGGCCATCTTGCGAAGATCGCCTTGTTCAGCCTCATTGCGAGCAGTTTCCTGTCGTTTGGCTTCGGCCTCCTCTTGCTTCTTCTGCTTTTCGGCCCATTTTTGCTCGGCCTTCCATTCAGTTTTAGCTTCGAGGTAGTCCTCATACGTATCAAAGTCAGACCTTTTTGGAGCCGCCGTTTCTGTCGTCTCCGTTTTTGCGGCAGGTGGGGGAGTTTCTTTCAGGGCCTTAAGTTGGGCCTGCAGCTCGTCCATCTGGCGGCGATTTTTGCGTTGCTCTTTCGCCAACCTTTTGGTGATCTGGGCATCCAGCTCAGTCTGCGTAAAAGTTCGCTCGTCCTGCTGCGTTGCTTCGGGGTTAACGTCAGCAACTTGTTCCTGTGCCTGCTCGGCTGCGTCGGTCAGCGCCGACTCGCTTACTTCACCTGCCATTTTTAAGCCTCCGTCTTTGGACCCGCCGAAGCAGCGGCGGTGCTGTTAATACCATCCATCAAAAGCTTCAACATAGCCTGCATGTGACCAACTTGCTCCTGCAAGCCCGCAATTTTCTCGCGGCTTTCCGCGTTGATCGTGGCGACCTCGACGTCGGTCATCGCCTTGATTTCCGTCTCTCTGAGGCCGGTATTGGTGGCGTGAACCTTGGCCTGAATCTCACCCTCTTTTTCCTTCAGTTGTTGCTCAAGCATTTCCTTCTCGGAGGCCAGGGCTTGCACAATCTGCTGACCTTCTTGCACCTTGGCCTGCAACTGCTGGAGCTGCGCCATCAACACTGGCGGAATATCCTCTTGGCCTTCTTCCAAATCGACCTGCTGCACCTGAGGCGGCAACATTGCCTTCAAGCGCCGGGCCATCTGCTGGGCCCCCGGGATATCTGTATTACCCAAGTAGATATCACCTAGTACCTGAATCATCTCTGGTGACTGCTGGAACAGGCCCTGCATCATCTCTGCAGCTTCCACCCGTTTGGTGGAGTATGATGGGCCAACCGTCGCAACCACATCATAGCGTCCTACGCCCAAGTTGTAAATCTTTCTTAACTTAATTTGGCCAGTAGGGCTGGTTACCTCCACAGTTTTCTTTGCCACTGGCTGGTTCGGATTCAAGTGGGCAATGTCTGACTCGCCGTCTTCCCCAATGATCCGAGCCACCGTGTAGTTTGAATAAACCTTCGGAATCCACTGCAGCAGTATCCGGCCGCACAACCGCATGGCCTTCGCTAGGTTATCCGGGTACTGGTATGAGCCAACGTCGCCTTCTCGCTGCCTTGCCATAATGGCTCGACCGGAAACCTCGTTGCCTTTTTGCCCAAGCGACGCAGCTCCCATGCCTGACGTGTCCTTAAGGGCCTGCTGCGCCAGAGTCAGGCCGGTAATAATACCTTGGGAAGCCATTGGCGGGGGTTGACGTTGAGGAGCCGGAAGCGGGTTTCCGGAGCCATCCTCGATTGGGTTGTAGTGCAGAACTGCGGCGTTCTCAATGTTCGCGTTGCTCCAATCCTGCTCGAACGTGTCCGTTTGGCCAGCCGCAGCAATGTAAGGCGTCTTCGACTGCACCTGCACTGACTCGACGTAGCTCGAGAACATGTAAGAAACCATGCGCACGGGGTCGCGGGAGTCACGAACCAATCCCTTAAATACGAGCTTCCCGTCTTTGATATAATTGTCCCCAGGAACCCGTAGAACAGGCACGTAGGTGATCGGGAGCTCAACTTCTTTGAGAATTTTATTGCCGATCATCTTTCGCCACATGCAGACCGTCTTCACGATCTTCCGAGTGGCTTTCACGGGTTTCCGGTCTTCCATCGCCCAGTAAGCGTCTTCCGGAAATTCCTCGTCATCATCACAGATGATCATATTGGTGCTTTGGTCTTCCAAACGCATCCATTCAGCTACTCGAATGTGGCTTTCACTGACCCAGCCATCCAGCCGCATGGTCGAGATATCACCAATCGGCCACCCGACGGCCTCGATGTCCGGATATGACTCGTCGAACTCAGCTTTCGGCACATCTTCAGTGATAAACACGTACCGGGCGTCTGAGCCGATGGGGCAAAGTGAACCCGCGTCAAAAAGCACTGACTCCGGGTTGGGAATGGCGGCAATCTGCAGCTCCGGCGTGCCGTCGACCCTGTTTTTGGCTAAAATTACGCGAAAATAGCCCAAGCCTGTAATGGTCTGGTACCAGTTGGCCTGCTCGTAGGCGATGTCCGCCATCGAGTTTTGCTCAATATCACGAATAATGCCGTTGAACACCTCAGCGGTATCGACGTCGGCGCCTGAATCCACAGGCCGAATCTTGATGCCGGGCTTATTCTCCTTGACGTCATTCGTAATCTGGCGCACTCGAGGCCCCAGGTCAGAGATAACGAAGCACGGACGCGCCCCTTTGGGGTCGTTGATGCGTGAGTTGCGCAGCTGTGGGTCCCAGATGCCTTCGCCGTCGAAGATCGACAGGTCTTCGCGAGCCTCATCGCGCTGATCTTGGGACCCGGCGAGCGCGGTTTCATACTCGCGGAGAGCCTGAAGCAGCAGTTTTTCGTTTTTGGTGGCCATTAGCAGTAATAGGTAACGTTGCAGATGGCTCCAGCAGCCCCGTTGATCAACCGCAACCGGTTTATTGGCCCGTAGTAATCCAGATAGGTCCCCGCGGGGATCAGCATGCCGAACGTCGTACTCGGATTTGCCCCGGTATCGATGTACCGCAGGTCCTGGGCCTCCGCCTGAATCCGAACCCACAAGCACCGGGCGCCGTCGCCGCTTGTAATGCCTCCGATCGAAATGTTAAAAACTGAGACCGTAGCAGTTGCATTAAACTGCTTGTATGCGAGAGGGGTCGTGATCTTGGTGTCAAACGTCATTTAAGTCTCCTATGCCATCCATGAGCCGGAAGAACCGGAAATTGCCCGTGTGGGCCTGATTGTACCCCGCTTTACCGACGGGCGTGTGATTGACGGGAAAAGCTCAGTAAACCCCCAGACGAAGGCGTCTGCCCGGTTCGGCGACTTGTTGCCGGTGTAGCCCCGGGTCGAAAACCCTAGCAGCTCCTCCTCCAGTTCCGGAAAGTATCCGGCGAACCTGATCTTCCCGGTCTCGACTAAAGGCGATAAGGGCTCAGCCCTTTGGACCTTGCCCCGAGAGGCCGTGACTTTCCTGAATGTGGCCCGCGGGTTGATCGAGCGGATGGTGTACCTCACCATTTCACCACCGAAGTTGGTTTCTGCCACGATAACGTCGGCTCGCCAGCGGTCGAAAGCTTCACAAGCAACTCGTCCCCAGGTCGCAGGGCCTGCCTTGACCGTCAAGTCCTCGAGCAGGTACCCAATACCATTGGTACCTAGTCCGGCGACGACGATCCCGACGGCGTCATTAGTCGTAGTATCCTCATCGTTGGACCCGGAGGGATCGACGGCGACGACAAGCCGAACCATATCTGGGAGAGGAACATCACCTGTGTGCCTCCAGGTATCCATGGAGAGCTCAGAAAAAATAGCAAAAGGATTATCATCGCCAAACTCTCCATAAAGAAACCGGCGCTTCATGTGCTCGGGCATTGCCTCGAGTTGATCCAGGTACGCCGGATTCAAGTTCGCGTGGTTGTCATGCGGGTTCATCTGCATTGAAGCATATAAGTGCCCGTTTTTGATCGGCATCCCGGTTATGGGGTCCTGCTTCAGTTTAAATGCCTTGTAACTCCAATGGCCTTTGGTGGGCGGGTTCGCATCAAAGTATGCCTTCAATGGCATTTCCCTTGTGACACCATTCACCACCTGGGAGCATTTTTGGGCCAACCGAGTAAGGGCCATCAGGATTGATTGGTAGGGAATTTGAGAAACTTCATTGAACCCGATCGTGGCGTACTCGTTTCCGAGAATCTTCTCGACCCGCTCCTTGTCATCCAAGCCTCCGAACCAAATCTCGGATTTATTGGCCAATCGGGCAAACATGTCTGCGTGGTTGATTTGGTACTTAACCGCCGGGAAGCATAATTGCATGACTTTTGGGAACGTATCCATCACGATCGACTGCTTGATGGCATTGGACCGAAACCGTAGGGCGCAGTGCCTGGACCCCGGGGCTTTAACTGCCCTCATACACATCGCGTAAATCCAAATAAACGTTTTGCCGGAGCGGGACCCACCATACAGGAACAGATACATGGCCTCACTTCCCAGGAGGTCCAGGGCTTCGTCCTGTTTTACCGTAGGCACAAATGCTTTAACTGCACCTCCAGTCGCGTCCTGGGCCACGTCAGTCATCCCAGGTGTCCCTTATTCTCACAATCTTTCATCCTTTGTCGAAATAATCACCCTTGCATCCACTACCGCGGCAACCTGGGCGACCGATTTACCGTCCATGCGGTCTCCGATCTCCTTCAAAGCCGTTACATCGCCATCTAAGCCCTTTTTCACAAGGGCCTCTGCCAAACGGCGAAGTTTATACCCGTTATTTTCCAGCATTACCCTTGTCAGGGTATCTTTCCACCGCTGGTTCTTCCCGGTTCCTCCTCCGACGTCCGGGGTACTGCCCCCAAAGCCAAACCCGGTTTTCTTAGGTGGCTTTGGGGCGGGGGCAACCTCGCCAGGTAGAAGGTTCTTAGTACGGGGGCGCCCTCGTCCTCTTTTGGGCCCCGGCGGATTCGACATAAGTGCCATTGGAGTCTTATATCACAAGATTTGTTTAAAGTACACCCAAAACCTCGTCTTCCCGAAGGAGCACCACCGGGTCCCCATCGATTTCCACCTGTTGACCGGCATGGCGCCCGAAGGCAACCAGGTTCCCGGGTCTCAGGGCTTTGACATTGGGGCCTATTGCAATGACAACCCCTTCGAACGGCTTGATATCGGTGGCATGGGCCAGCACGATTCCACCTGCCGAGACTGTATCCTTTACTGTGCGGGAGACGACCAGACGATCGCCCATGGGCTTAAGACGCATTTGAAGCTCCTTTTGATTTGGTTTCTGGAAAATCCCAACCGTACACTTTCGCGAACAGCCAGGCCTCACGTATTTTAACATCAACTCCGAACAGTGACGCTATGGCCAGCACTATTTTCATTCTGAGATTGTTCAGAGCTTGCTTTGTGGGCGATGATACAGCTTTGTACGTTTGGTGCTTGAAGTTTGTGTGGCCCGGCATTTTAGTTCCTTTGATGTTGAGAATTTGGCACTCAGTTCTTGGTGCGTAGGACATTGTCATATTCCAAAAATGGTTCGCGTACATTTTTGATGCTGGTACCTAGTTCTACGCCCCCGGTCCTCAACACCCCCGGCCCCGCCGGCCCAGGCCCCTAGCCCTGCGAATTTCGTACACATGACAATGTACTTGGGACCCAGGACAATGTACTTTGGTCCAAGTCCCAAGTACACATGACATTGTTCTATGTTCATAATGACATTGTACTCATGACATTGGTCTTAGACTTGGGTCTTGGGACTGAGGACGAGGGGGGAGAGCATTTTCAATTTTGTTAAACTCATGATTTGGGAATATAAGGAGTTTCATAGAAAATAGATAATAAATATTTTTTATACTATTTTAGAAAATAATAAATATAAATAATGCAAATAATTGTTTACATTTTATTGAAACTCATATATAATGAACTCATACACTGAATAAACAGTGTTTAACTTAACTGGAGAATAAAATGAGATTCCATTTGATTGAACAACTGATAAAGAAATTCTATGA